AGAATATCTTATGTTGAGAGATTAATAAGATCATTTAATCTTTTAAGAATTATGGAAACTACTAGAATTATCTGGGCTGTTTCTAATGCTTCATTTAAAACTCAGTTTATTATACCCGTTGGCGGTAAATCTAAAACAAGAGCAAAGCAATCTCTAGCATCATTAATGAATTCATATAGAGAGGTAGTTGATTTTAACCAAGAAAGTGGAGAAATTGTAACTAATGGAAAACCGATGATGCCATTTAATAAAGAATATTGGTTACCTTCCAAAGATGGTGAATCTCCAGAGATTAGTACAATTGGTGGTGATGGACCAGATCTTGGTGATACGGAATCTCTTAAGTATTTTGCAGATAGATTAAAATTAGCATCTAAGATACCATTTTCTAGGTTTGATAAAGAAGGCGGTAATACTTATGATATGGATGCTAGCGGAATGCTAAGAGATGAAATTAAATTTTCTAAATTTGTTGACCGTCTTAGATCTATATTCCAGGAAATATTAGTTAAACCAATATATCTTCAAATGTGCATTAATCACCCTGAATTAAAAAATGATGTTTCTTTTAAATCAGGATTAGGCCTTAATTTTGTTAAGGATAATGTATTTGAGGAAATGAAAGAGATGGAATTGCAAACAAAGCGAGTTGATTTTATAGGTAACCTTAAAACACAATTAAGTACAATGACTGCCGAAATGGAGGAAATTCCATACTTCGATTTAGGATTCTTGGTTAAGAGATATGGTGGATTTACTCGTGAAGATTTAAAGGCTAATGCCAGGGCTAAAGAAAGGGCTGATTTGGAGGCAGAAAAATACTCTGAAGAAGATATTGAAAAGATCCTTTTAGGTGCTGATAAGGCTGATTTTAAACCAGAGAAGGCAGAAGGTGCAGCAGATGAAGATCCATTAGCAGACCTCTAATAAAAACTTCAAAGAACTTATAATATATAAATCAAATAACAACTAGAAAATGTCAGGAAAAAAATTATTAATTCTTGAAAGACAGAAATCAAATTTAGATATAACCACTGATGATGACGGTGCAGTTACATTAGAAGGTGTATTTACCGAATTTGATGTCAAGAACAAGAATAACAGAATATATGAGGAGAAGGAAGTAATGCCTCACATTAACGAATTGCAAGAAAAGGTTAAAACTAATAAGCTATTAGGTGAGTTGGATCATCCTAAAGATTTTGATGTTAGTTTGGCTAACGTCTCACATGTTGTTGAGTCTTTAGATTATGACAAAGCCAAAAAGCAAGTTATTGGAAAAATTAGATTACTAAATACATCTAAAGGAAAAGAAGCGCAAGCACTAATTAAAGATGGTATCCCTTTACATATTTCTAGTAGAGCTGCTGGTACAGTAGATGAAAATGGTAAAGTTAAAATTAAAAAGTTTTTTACTTATGACTTAGTTGCAGACCCTGGGTTTGAAAACGCTGAGTTATCTAGAGTAAATGAATCTTTTGGTTTAAGTAATGATGATGGAATATTAATCTATGAAATGGAAGAAACCGAAAATAACAATGATAATAAAAAAGATCTAACAATGGAAAATAAAAACTATGTATCTGTCGAAGATTTTCAAAAGTATACTGAATATGTATCTGGTGTTTTGAGTAATGTTAAAGAATCTACTAATTCTAATAATGATGAGGTGATGGAAAAACTTATTAAGTACACAGAGCATGTTGCGGAGAAAGTAAATCAGGTTACTGATTATGCTGAATACTTATCAGAAAACTTAGACAAAAATATTTCATACTCTGATTATTTAGCAGAGAATGTAAATTCAATCAAAGACTATGCTACTTATTTAGCCGAAGAGCTTGATGGTAGTATTCAATATGCTGAGCATGTTGCTGAAATGGCTGACAAAGGAATTGAGTATTCTAACTATGTTGCTGAAAACGTAGAAAAGAGTATTGAATATTCTGAATACGTTGCTGAAAAGGTTGATCAGAATATTGCTTATTCTGAGTATCTTGGTGAAAATGTAGATAAGGGTATTAAGTATTCTGAATACATTGCTGAAAATATTAATAAACCAAACGGTGAATCAATTAATGAAGGTTATGCCACTGAAGGTTCTGATCCATCAATGAAGGAAGTTTCAAAATGTATGGGAGAAGGAATGACATACGAACAAGTTTGTGAAAAATATCCTGCTGCTGACAAAGGAAAGTTAAAGGAAATGTGTGGTAAATGTTCAGAAGTTAAAGAAGAAGAAACTGTAGACTATAAAAATTCAATTGAAGAAAAATTAGAAAAGTTAATTGCAGCTGCTGAAGTTAAGAATGTATCTGAAATGCACTTTATGAATTTCTTAGGAGAATCTAAAAAGAATGAATTTAATTCTTTATCTACAGAAAAGCAAGCTATGATTGTAGAATCAATGAATTCTAAACCAATTATGTCAACTATACAAGCTGAAAATATTTGGGAATCTAATTTTATTGAAAAGAAAAATGGATTAAATGTAGTTACTGATATGCCAGAAAAATTTAAAGAAAGGTGGAATAACCTTTCTGAGGCAAGACAAGGTCAAATCATTTCTGAATCAAGGTTTCACCCAGTTGGCAATCAATATGGAATTAATAATTTCTGGGCAACGAGAGATTTAAGAAGTTCTCAAATGGTAACAGAATCTATTAATGAAAGTAAAACTGCTGCTGAGTCTGCAACTACTAAAGAACCATTAATAAATGAGTCTTTTAAAAATGACTTAGTAAACAAAATGAAATTCAGATTAGGTAGATAATCTAATCTAAAAGATATTAATCGAATGGTTAAGAAGAAAAGAACCGAGGCGATTATAAAACGGAATTGAAAGATTCCACAAAATGCGAAAATAAAATTTTAAAAATGTACGCAAATCAATTAATCAATGAGGCCGAAGTTCAAAAGACTTGGGGCCCAATCATTGAGGAGGCTACTGGAATTACTGAAAAAGCCAAGTTATCTTGGATGTCTAAGTATTGCCATTACCATAACCTTAATGAAAGTGTATACAATACTGTACACTTAAATCCAAACATGAATGTTCAAGGTATGGGAGCTACTGCTTTTCCAAGCGATCCTACAACAATGAACAACTTCAACAACGGTATGACTCCAGGTTCTGGAGATAGACCATTTTCTTTGTTACCACTTGCTATGCAAGTTGCTGCTCAGACTGTAGGTTTAGACTTAGTACCAGTTGTACCAATGCAAGGTCCTATGGGAGTATTAACTTACCTAGACTTCGTATATGGTGGAGGTAGAGTCGGTCAAGCCGGTGGTATTGACGGAAATAGCTCTCCTTTATTAATCAAAATCGGAACTGGTGCTGATGTACTAGCTGTAGATGATTTAAGATATGCTCAATCTGCTGTAACTGCTGCTGGTGGAACAACTGTTGCTCCTTACGAATTAACTTACGTAGGAAGATCAAGAATTGACGGTTTATCTATATTCAGAGTAAGAGGAAACGATAACGCTGCTGCGGTATTCGCTAACACTCCTGCTCCTTACCAACAAGGTGAAGAAGGATATGAGCCAATTTATAATGCATTATCTAATGGTATCAATTACTATAACCTATCTTCTTGTTTAGCTGCTGATGTAGTTAATGCATTAGTTGGAAGTGTTGAATTAGTAAAAGCTTTAGAAGACCATATTACTGGTTTCTCTGGTAATGCTCTTTCATCATCTAACACTGTTAACGCTGCTCCTAGTTTTACTAATGAGAGTGTTGATGGAACTGACCCTTACGAAAGAGGTGTAGGTGAATCTACTGTTGATAACATCATGGGACTAAGCTTATTCAATAAGTCTGTTGCTGCTAAAACTTTCCAAGTTGCTGCTGCTGTGACTAGAGAACAAGTTCAGGATCTGAAGCAATTCGGAATTGATGCTGTTGCTCAAGTTGAAGCTGTATTGGTAAATGAGTTAACTCAATCTATCAACAAATACATCTTGGACAGAATCTTCAGAAATGGAGCTACTAACGCTGCTAACACATTAGCTGTTGATACTTTAAACCTATCTGCTGCTTATGCTCTTGCTGCTGGTGCCGCTGTTGCAATCCCACTAGGACCTGGTGCTGGATCAAATACTGCAATTACTGTTGCAACTCCTGTAACTGTTATTGGAACAGGTGGAGAAACACAAGGATCATTACAACGTAGGTTGTATACTAAAGTTCTTGCTGCATCTAATCTAATTGCTACAAGAGGAAGAAGAGGACCTGCTACGTTCGCAGTAACTTCTGGAGAAATTGCTACGGCACTTCAGGATGTTGCAGGATTTATTGCATATCCTTTATCTAACACAATCAACCAAGCTGGTGGATCTTTATATCCAATTGGCGCGTTGGCTGGTGTAACTATCTATGTTGATCCAAACATGTCTTGGACTGACTATAGAGTTGCTGTAGGTAGAAAAGGTGATGGTAATTCTCCTGGATTAGTATTCATGCCTTACTTAATGGCTGAATCTGTTGAAACAATCGCTGAAGGAACTATGGCTCCTAAAATCGCGGTTAAATCTAGATTCGCTTTAGTAGACGCTGGATTCCACCCAGAAACTATGTATTACACAATCGGATTCAACTTCGGTGCTGGAGTTAATATCCTGTAATTAACAATAGTTAATATTACTTTAAGAAAGGTTCGTCGAAAGGCGGACCTTTTTTTTGTCTTATATGAACTGAATATATAAAAAAATCAATAACTAGATATGAAAACACTAAAATCATACAATCAATTTATAGCTGAAAAGAATAACGTTGATGAAGGTATCACCGATATTAAAGGTATCGCGTCTAATCCTATAAAATGGAAAAAGATTAAAAACAATGCTAAGAAGTATCAGCAGACTAAAGTTCAAGTAGCTTTAAATAATGTTGATTACGAAAAGAAGAAACAGGCATCCAAAGGAGAAATGGATAAAAAGACTACTGATACATTAAAAGCTGCAAATAATGCTAAGAATCAGGCACTCAAGGATAAGGCTTCTGCAATAAGTCAAAGAATGAAAGATCTTGCTTCAACTGAGCCACTAAAAAAGGTTGTAACTATTGCAACAACTAAAGCTAACCTAGCAGCAGCTGAAACTGCGCTTAAAGCAGCAGACGGTGAAGAATCAAAACAACTTAAGATTAGAATTAAAAAATTAACAACAACAGCTGCTGATGCTAAAAAGGATCTTCAAGATTATGAATCTGATAGTGGAGATAAAGAACAGGTTGAATTACCAGGAGAAAAAGAAAAGGCAGCTAAAGCTGAAAAGGAAAAACTTGAAAAAGATAAAGCTAAGGTTGCTAAAGAAGCCGCTGAGGCTGAGGTTACTAAAGCTAAAACTGCATATGATGCTGTAAAAGATGGTGATGATGAAAAAGCTAAATTACAAGCAGAGATTAAGTTTAAACAAGCTCAACAGAAAAAAGCTAAGCTAGAGGATAACGATGAATTATTCCAAGGACTAGGTGATGACATTGGAGAAATAATGAAAAAGATAAGTGCACTTGATCCTGATAGTAATACTGAAACAGATACCGATACTGATACCGAAGTAGATGATAATACTCCTGATGACCCAGCAGCAAAATTAGAAGCTGATATTAAATCTTTTAATGATAACATAGAAGCTGAGAGAACTACAATGAATAAAGCTACTAAAGATTTAGATCAAGCCAAAAGAGATTTAAAAACTGGTAGAGGTTCTGAAGAGCAAGTTCAAAAGTTACAAAAGGCTATTGAAGATAGTAAAGAAGACATTACTGAACTTAAGAAAAAGGAAGCTGATGCTAAAAAGAAAGTAGCTGCACTATCTAAACCAAAAGAATCTTTTAGTCCATTAGATGAATCTGTTTCTGAAAAGTTTAGAAGGTTAATGAAGAATGTATAAAATCCGTAAGATAAACTTTGGATGGTATAAAAGGAGGCATGGTATTCTATTAGAGAATCTGCCTCCTTTGAAGCAAAAACTTTTATTGGAAAATAATCATATGAAATGGTTAGATTCTGATGTAGATGCTTTTGAGATTATATTTAAGGTTGAGGATATGAATGAACACGAAAAGAATCCTAACCGTATACTTTGGAATCCTTTTAGAGAAACTTTTACAAACATTAAAGAATTAGAAAAAGACTCTGATGTTATAGATTGGAATTGTGCTATTTGTAAAGTTGAAATAAAATCAAGAATGGATTCCAAGAAGGTAGAAAACTTTGTATGTAATAAGTGCACAGAGGCTCATAGCTCATCAAATAAAAGGATTGACAAAAGAATAATAGATTCATCTGTTAAATTTATGAAACACTGTAAATCGTTACTAAAAGGTGAACAGAGGGAGTTTATGACTTATGTCCGCAGATCATCTAAAGGCTAATGCTTCTTCTATTGTTATTTTTTTAAATGCATTAAGTTTACTAGTAAGGCATGCATTAAATACTTGTATACCTTTACCTTTGATGTCATCTCTAATCACACCAAACGAAGGTAAGAATTGATTCTTATAAATATTATCGGCTGTTACTGATGTTGGGTACCCATCATGAAAATGACTCTCGCTATTGTTCCTTCCCATATCATAACCTAAAAGTATTATTCGTTTAGCGCCAAGATGAAGAGCTAGATTGATTGCTGCTGCTCCACTATTACTACCATGGGCTATAGAATCCATTGACCATTCAATACCAAGCTTCTTACCTCTCCTTAGTACTGTGACATCACATGGGTAAGATCTTGGTGAGATTGTAAACCTTTTACCTTTAAATTTTATTATGTCTTCTTTTAGCCAATTATACACTCTCCCATCAGTCCAGTACATAACATCAGCTTCAGGCCAAAATTTTATAGCTTTATTTATAACTATAGTTTTTTTACCTCTAAGTTTATTCCACTCAAATCCTTTTAATGATGGACCACCACCAACAATATAAACAGTATCGCCTTTCCAAATAGGGTTAACTTTACCATAATTTACAGGAGTATGCTTTCGTACTACCGAAGATCTTCCTCTTCTTTCTATTTGTGCTGGTTGAATTACTTTTTTACTTATACTATTATTTCGGATATTTCCTTTAGTAATTCTACTTTGCTCATTAATAGACCTCTCGGTTGGTATTATAATCTTAGTAGTCTTTCTTATTTTTCTAATTCTTCTCATGGTAGATTTTTTTATTTATTCTTGTTGAAACTATTCTCTTTTTTTACATATAAAAATAAATCTAACTCATATATGAAGAATATTCAAAATGTACTATTAACAGAGAAGTACAGACCAAAATCATTAGACGACTTAATAACACCAAAGAGAGTAGGTGATAAATTAAGCAAAGGTGTTTATCAGCACTTATTGTTACATGGTAGTCCAGGTACTGGTAAAACATCAGCTGCAAAAGTTTTAGTTAAACACTTTAAGCACCCATACCTTTATATTAATGCATCAACAGATACCTCAGTAGATGTTGTAAGAAATAGAATTACTGACTTCTGTGCTAATCGTTCTATTATGGATGAGCCAGGAAAAATGAAAGTAATTATTCTTGACGAGATTGATGGAGTATCGGATCAATTCTTTAAGGCACTAAGAGCTACAATGGATCAGTTTGCTGTTAATGCAAGGTTTGTCGCAACATGTAATTATATTAATAAAGTACCAGACCCAATTCAATCTAGATTTGAAATGATCGATTTTGATTTTAGTAAAGAAGAAGAAACTGAAATAATGAAAAGTTACATTATGAGGATTTTTCAAATATGTAAAACTGAAGGTATAGGTATTGATAAACATGCAGCAGTTGAATTAGTAAAAAGAAAGTTTCCTGATTTACGAAATATGTTAAATCAATTACAAGGATTTAAATCTCAAGGCGTAGAAACTATAACGGTTGAAAACATTAAACAATTTAGTTCAGTATATAAAGATATTTA